CTAAGCTCTACGACAAGTATGAATCCATATTTGGATTAGATAAAGACGGTGATGCTAATGCGAAAGATAATCAGCGTTCTGATTTGACTGCTGCTATTGAGAAAGCACTCTCAGGTCAATTAACAGACCAAGACGGTGAACCTCTAGGTGAGATCCCTGTTAGTGTCATTGACGGTATTCTTAAATCGCGGGTTGTGGGTGATGTAGGTTACGTTAACACTCCGTATAAACTCGAAAGTCTGATCCATCAAGCGGCTAAAAACCAAGACCTACCAGGTCAGCTTAAGGAATTTAAAGAGGCGGTTGATTACGAGAAGGCAGTCAAAACGAAGTATGAGCTTTTGTCTATGAGTGCCCCTACGATTAATCGTAATACTTTTACATCGTTAAATGCCTTAGACCAGGCCATTGCTAAATACCGAAAACGTTAAAAGAGAGAAAAACAGAAAATAAGTTACAGGCTTGAATAGAATCAAGCCGTAACTTATTTCTGGAGCCTCTCAATGTCTGAAATCCCTGATTTTCGTCAACAACTTTTACAATCCATCGACCAACTTCCAAGTAAACCTCTCACAAAGAAAGAGAAGGTATTACAAGCTGCTGACCAAAAAATCAAGGCATTGCAGAGTGTCGCTGATCTTTCTGATCGTCGTGAAGATTCCTATTCTGATTTAGGCACTGGTTCTGATTATGTACGTGACTTTACCTCTGGGGCTGCTGTAGCTGTAGGACGTAACACGGCTGAACTATTAAATCGTCTAAACCCTGATGATCGTGCAATGATCTCGCAAGCTACAGGTATTCCTGTAGAGCAACTCCCTGAACCTATTCTCAAGCAATTTGCTGACGCACTAACCGCATGGGGTGAAGGAAACCAACAAGAGATTCTCGATCAGCAGTTACCTGAGCACGTAAAACAACGTGAAGGTTTTCAACCTACAGGTGAGTGGTGGAATCCGTTATCTTGGAAACTTGGCGAAGAGTCCTCTTGGGGCGGCTTCGGTAGTGCCATGTTGAGTGAAGCAGGTGAATCCTCTGCTCAACTTGCAGCTCTTGCAATTACACGGGGCGGTACAGCTTCAGGTATGGCCGCAGCAGGTGGAGCTGGTTTCCTCGAATCTGCTGGCGCAGCCAGAAGTGAGACAAGCGATTACATCGATAGCCTTAACGATCAAGAACTCGCAAAAGAATCAGAGATGTTCCGTGACTTGGTTTCTGATGGTATGAAACCAGACGTTGCTCGTTTAGTTACGAAACAAGAAGCTATTAACGCATCTTCGAATACCGCAGGTACTATTGGCGCGTTGGGTGGTGCAGCAACCTCTAAGATCTTGTCTCCTCTTAAATCCTCGTCTGCCTTAACATCGAATATATTAGGACGTGCTGTAGGTAAAGTTGGTTTGTCTACTGGAGAATCCATAGCGGAAGAAATCGTAGAGAACACAGGTGCTCGTGCAGCTTCTAACCTTGCTATAGGTGGTAATCGTGACATCGATGAGAACACGTTTGCCGATGCCTTACTTGGTGGTGGCTTCGGTGCTTCTGTAGCTACGCCTTCATTCGTTAAAGATGAACTCACAAGACCGTTTAGCCGACCAGGTGCAGCGGATACTAAAGAACGTAATGAGAACTTCCGTAAAGCTGTTGATGATAAAGACATCGATGCTTGGGGTAAGTTGTCTGTTGATGATCCTGTACTTGCAGCGAAGGCTGCGGCGGAGCTTATCGAAACAGGTGATGAGAAAGGCGGTAGTCTTCGTCTACAACACCTAATTAACACAACAAACAAGAATATCGCTACTATCGAAGAGCAGATTAAAGCTCAAGATACCTCTACAGAAGAAGGTAGTAAGACTGCTGATAAGCTGGGCTCTGAGTTATCCAAAGAGCGCGAGAACCTGATTGAGATCTACGATGTTGCTAAGAAACAAGTACTTTCTAACATCGAGAACCGTAACGCCAAGGCTGAAGCGGAAGCTGAAGCTACCGAAGAGAAGACTCCTGAAACGCCTCAACCTAAGAGTACTGTAGCACCAGATCCATTCTGGGGTAATACAGAAACCAAGGAAGAGACTCCGGAACAACCTACGGAAACTCCTGAGTCTAAAGCGAAAGCAGAAACCCGAGCTAAAGACTTCACTATCTTGGCCATGCTTGCTCCAGAAGAAGTCACAGATGGTCAGATTCAGACTGCCCTTAAAGAAGGTACATTGACTGATGAACAGCGTGAGTACCTAGAAGGTCTGGTAGATCTACGTAGTAAAGAGAAAGAGTCTTCTTTAGATAAGACCAGTAATGGTATCTACAAAGGTGACGAAGAGTATGCAGGGATCATTACTTACAATGATCGTATCCAATCAGCACTAGCTGTAGGTGATAAAGCCTCTGCTGAGAAAGCTCTTGAGCAGATGCGTACTTTCACTGAGTCCCACAAACAGAAACTAGAAGCTGCCCGAGAAGCTCATGAACTGTATAAGTCCACTGGTAATGTCGCAGGTATTGTAAATCGTGACGGTAAGTGGGTTGTTCAGAAGAATGTCTCAAAAGACAAAATGAAAAAGATCGGTGGTCTCTCTTTCTACGGCAATACGAAGTTAATCGAACGTATGCAAGATGAAGTCGAAGCCCTAGAAACATACGGCGCACAGTTCGAACGTGGTATCGCTGTAACGGGCGATAGCTTGGTTTCTGATACCGAATCCTCAGAGTTTGATACTGCGATAGCTCCTACTGTAGAGAGCCGTAAAAAGACTCGTGCTGAGAAAGAGGCAGCTAAAAAAGAAAAAGAGTCTAAGAAGCAATCCAAGAAGGATAAGAAAGCCCTCAAGCTCAAAGAGCAAGAAGAAAAAGCTAAAACTAAAGGTGGTCAGATCTTCTCAGAACCTACTAAAGAAGAGAAGAAGGATGAGCCTGTTGAAGCCTACGATGAGGCTGACGACTACTACGACGATTACGACGGTACTTATGGTGACGACGAGATCGATTACGACGCTCTAGTAAATGAACTTAACGAAGGTGAAGAAGAGCAAGCACCTCAAGGGTTACGTTTAAAGGGTACTAATACCGAACAAACCGAATCAGAAAAAGGGGCTCAGGCAAAGCCTGAGACCCCTGTTGAGGAGGAGAAGGAGACAGAAAACTCAACCTCAACGAAAACTACGGAAGATGACCAAGGAGCATCTAATGAAGAAAGTACGCAAACGGAAACCGAAACCGAGCAAACGGAGTCGAGTACAGAATCGGAACTACCGTCTAAAGAAGCAAAAAGAGACGGAGCAAAAGCTACCGAATTAAAGAGAGATCGTGAATCTAGAAAGCAAGAGCGTTCTAAAGACTTGTCTAAGATGAACGTGTTTAAAGCCTTCTTTAAGCGTGTACGTAAAGGTCGCCCTTTGGCTTCTGTACGTGATCTGATGTCTTCTATCTTAGAAGGTGATACTGACATTCTTAAATTCTTACCAAAGGATGTCCGAGATAACCTAACGGAAGAACAGTCACGCGCCATTAACCACATGCTTAGTGTGATCGATGGTTGGAGTGCTGATCTTGGTGCGATGAAAGTTGTAACTAAAGGTAAAGGCGAGAAAGACTACCTAAACCCTATTAACTCGCTTCTAGACGAAGACGGGAACCTACCAGAGAACGTACTGACAGCCGCGTCAGTTGCTGCGTATATCTACTCTTCTGAGCACCCTGGTGTGGCTTCATGGTCTGTGAGTCAGATCAACTCGTTCTTAGGTCGTGAGGATAATCACCCAATCTCCCCAGAAGATGCTTTCTTCTTTAATGCGGGTCAATCGCAGAACGAAGTCATCGATACTTTGGGGAATATCATGATGCAGATCATGGGTTATACCCCTGATGATACACCTAGAGATGTTACTGCACGAGTCCGAGTAACGTTAGGGGGTCTTGCTCTTGTTCAACTAGAGCTACAGGATCTTGTAGAGGTTCACTCCCCTACTATCGAAACTGAAGAGATTAAAGACAGCGATAGTGCCGCAGAGAAAGCCAGAAAGGAAAAGGCAAATCGCCGTACTTCCTTTTGGGTTCGTCCTAACCGCTTCAAGAATAATCGAATGCAGGATCTTGAAGAAGCAAATCCTCTTCTTAATGACATAGTAGAAAACACGAAGGATACCGGAGGTATCATTCGTGAACTATTCAGTGCAGATAAAGAGATCACTGGGCCTGTATTTGAAGCAGATAGTACTGTCAGTAAGAAGAAGAATAAATCACCTCAGAATGTATCTTCTGTACAGAAAGCTCAAATCGAGAAAGTACAAAATGATGAGTATCGTCTACGTCCTGTAGTGGCTGCCCTCTTCTCAATACTCGGTGCAGATAAAGTAAAAGATCTAGCAGGTAGAGATCATCGTGATGAAGATACTATCTACCCGAACAACGTAGAGAAAGTACGCTCTCAGAACAATAAGGTAGAGCGAGAAGTTGATCATGCTTTCGATCATATCGAGAACACTAAGAAGCAGAGTAAAGGAATATTCTCTCCTTTCTACTTCATGCGTGACGTATGGAAACAAGGACGTTCGGGTATTAGATCAAATACTTTTAACCCTCTGAACTCTAAGATTCATCGAGCCCTTTCTACCATGACTGGTTGGCTTGAAGAGATCGATACAACGAACGATGAAGATCGTGCGATGTACTTTGCAGCTCTTGCTGACGAGTTATCTCCAGACGGTATGACGACTGATAAAGGTGATGAAGCCGCAGCCGTAGCGCGTACTATTGAGTTCTTGGCAGAACTGGAAGCTGAGAAGCCTGAAGTAATTGCAGCCTATAAAGCGTTGGTTAAAGCAACAGATGAAGCCGATGCTTCAGGTACTGACTATGCAGACATCGATCTTGATCCTGAAGTTGTAGAAGCTCTACAGGATGTTCAGGATATTGGTGTTGCGAACGTTCTTGCAGACTACGCTCGATTCCTTCTTGCGGAAGAAGTAGGTGGTAAGTTCACTACGACATTCCACAGAGCAACGGATGGCGTAACGAGCGGTATGATGCTTGCCTTGCTTCAATTAGGCGGTGCAGCTAACCCAGAAGACCTTGCACGTTTGTTAGAACGAACAGGCGTATTCAGCGAAGAGTCCGGCTACGAGAATCATAACCAATGGCTTGATGACCCGGAGAATAAGGATATATACAACTCTGCCGCACAACTTATGAATGACTCGTTAACAGAGATCGGCAAACAAGAGCCTGAAGCACGAGGAATGATTAGTGCCTTGTCATTGTTCTTGAACCGACCTTCTAAGGAAGAGGTGGAAAAGGCAGAACATATTGAAGACATCGTTGACCGTAACGCAGCGAAGGAAGTGGTACTTCCCTTCAGTTTCTCTGCGGGACAGGAAAAGATGCGTGAATCATTGGCCGGATCGGTTATCAACGGTTACATGGATGCGATGGAAGAAGCCTTCGATCTAGGTGATGATGATTGGAAGCAAGAACTGATTAACAACTTTAATCAGTTTCTACCTGCTGATGCCCAGATCCAAGCCATCGACGAAGTACTGCTCAGTAAGGCTCAAATCGAGTTTGCAATGCAACAAATCGACGTATTGCTCGAAAAGCCTGTGGCTTCCGCATTCGAAGGTGAATACGGTGAATTGATTAATGCACGTAACCAAGTGAACTACGCCTCCCAATTCAGCTTCACTATCATGAGAATCGTAGAGTCTGAAGCAGTTGATTCATTCATTAAAGAGAACATCGAGTACCGTGAAGGTAAGAATGGAGAGATTTACCCTGTACGTGACCTAACTCCAAGTGAGGAGAAACAGGTACAAGCCAGTATTAAAGAAGCAATGGCTCTGGTACATAACACGTACTCTCAAGCAAGCGGTAATGACCTTGACTCTGCTACTGTGAGTGCCAAGACGGATATAACAACTGATCCACGAACTTTGTACTCTACTCAGATAACTCTTGAGAATAAAAATGGAGTAAGTGTGACTACCCGGGGAAGTGGTCGTAGTCCAGAAATACTTGACCCTGGTGTGTCTCTATTCCCAAGCCAGATTCACGGTCTAGATTCTCACACCATGTTGGAAGTCCACGAGGAGCACGATGTATTCAGTGCGCACGACTCGGCTTATGGCAACGTGCGTAAGTCTAAAGACATTGCAAGATCGGCAAACAAAGCAGTCTTTAATCAGCTTCTAAACTACTCCGTTATGCAAACAACCGTAGATGCGATAGCTCGTCAGTTCGAGGCTTTCGTTGATCGTTTGGAAAATGTTACGGACATTAGTAAGCGTGACCAGATGGAGAAAGAGTTACGCGAAGAGGCAGAAAAGCAAATTGCAGAGATGCAGAAGAAAGGTCTTTTCCCTTCTAACTACGATTACGGAGATCGTAATCCTGTAGAGATGCTTATTGCGATGCACCGTGTTGAGGCTATCCGTGCTGATCGAGTCAAGCTTCAGACAATGGCTAAGAGTAAATTCTGGAACCAATACTCCAGAGAAGGCGGAGCCTACGAACTAACCGACGAAGATTACGCAGCGATTGAAGCGAAGCTTCAAGAGCTAAATGCGATGGAAGCTGCACTAGGACTAAATCCTACGGTTAACTCTACAGGTTTTAGTGGAACGTCCTCTTCTAAGATTAAGAAAGGTGCAGACACAAAACCTAAGAAGGTCGGTAAGGTCTCTAAAAAGCCTGTTGATGAGTCACCTAGAGGTCAGCACTTCTATGGTGAGCTGTCCAGAGGTTCTAACGACCATAACAGTAACTCGACAAACAATACGGAAGTTCAGAAGGTGTTTAAGGCTGCACCTCAAGGTAGTCTTGGCCCGCTTCTTTATAAACTAGCTGGACTAAAACCAAAGGGTAAAAATGCGTCCTTCTTTAAGTTACAGCAGGAACTTGCTAAACGTGTCTCTGCTTTAACTAAAGGTGTTAAGTATGTCTACGTAGATAAAGGTAGCCCATCTGGTTCTATGGGTCAGGCACAGAAAGGCGAAACCGATAAGATGTTTGCTTGGTTTGATCCAAGTACAAACACTGTGTACGTCAAGTCACCAGATTTCTACAACTCCAATGTCAACATGGATACGGTACTGCACGAAGCACTTCACGCAGCTTTGGCTCACCATATCCGCAGTAACCCGAACTCTAAGGCAGTAAAAGAGTTAAAGGCGTTGATGGAAAAAGCCCAGGCTGAGATCAATAAGAAGTATCCTGGTGAGAATCGATTTGCTAATGCCTTTGAGAATGTAGATGAGTTCATCTCTTGGGGCATGACAGATGCTAAATTGATGAAAGAGTTGGCTTCTATCGAGTTAGACACCAAAGACCTTCAAAAGAATAAAAGCCTTTGGGACAAGTTCGTTGACACAGCGATGGACATTCTAGGTTGGGCAAAAGGCGAAGAACGTAACAACGTACTCTCTGCTTTGATTTACCAAACTGCACATCTCATGGAAGAAGCGGAAGAAGCGAACACACCACGAGAGGGTGGAGACTCTATTTTGGGTATCATGCCCCAACGATCTGATACCACCTCTACCGCAACAGCTATGGAGTTGTTTGGAGATTTGGCTGCTCGAAGTGGTTTATCCAGTGAGCGAGCTGACTCTTTACGTAGTCAACTTCGGAACATTACTCAGAAGCTATACGGCCCGTTAGGGGCGTATGCGGCTGAGTCGGACAAGACAGCGGTAGATAATCCAGTGGATGCTTACCTTAAGTCTCTTGCTACAGGCGTAAAGACTTTCGTAGGTATGTCCACCGCTAAACTTGGTTTGAACGAGGCAGAACAGTATGTACTTCACCAGACGCAGTTAACAACTGAAGCTGCTCTTAAAGGTAAGCACATTAACCAGTCTGCTTTGAACAGTATCTATAACGAAGCCAAGAGCACGATTAACCCTTCAGATCTACCAACAGGTGTTTATGAGTTCATCTTTGGGCGAACTAACTCTGCTCAAAGTACTTCTGAGTATCTGAGCCGATTTACAGCCATTGCGATGACGTATGAGCCGTTGCAGCAGATGATGCAAGATCGAGTAAGAGCGGATATTCGTCTTCCTTACTCCCAACGTACCTTAGCGGGTGGCTTACGTCGAATCTTTAACGCGGCCATGTCTATCATGAGTCGTAAGTTACCGTATGCGTACAAGACAGGGACACTCGATAACAGCCTTCGTAACGTCGTTGATCACATGGTTGACCTTGAACGTAAAGAACGTCGTCGTGTTAAAGACATCAAACGTACCAAGACTATCGAGCGTAACATTGGCTTGAATAAGATGCGGGATGTTATCTCAGACGTATCGAAGAGTAAGGCTATTCAGGACTCTGCTATCCCTAAAGCGATCAAGGATGCACTTGTTGTTGCAGGTACTGCGGTCAGCGACAAAGGTGGTGAGTACTTAGAAACATTGGTTGAGCTACGGGACAAGAGCCGTAAAGGTCTTCAAAATCCGCTAGACGAGTATGTGACTGAGTTAATGGGTACAGGTAATAAAGCGATGGCTTCATTACTTCGTATCTCAAATAAGCATCAGCAGGATCGTCAGGGCATCATTGATCAGACCGAGAAGGTGATCATGGATGCTTTCGAGAATGGAGGTAAGAATCTATCAAAAGCTGAGAAGTCTGCCCTCACCCGTGCCCTGTTACGTACTGACATCTCTAGCCTTTTAAAAGAGTTCGGAGGACTCGGTGTAGCTGACTTGTTAACCCGTGAGAATCAGCGTGAGGCTCTTATTAAGAACCTAGAGTCGCAGCTCACCGGTAAGCACAAGCATTACTACTTACGTCAATCCAAGGATCTAGGTTACTTCTTGGCGACAGGTATTGTGACTAGCCCGAATCTAATGATGAATGCCAGAAACATTGCTTACATGGCAAACACGAAACAGAAGGTCTCTCAAGATTCTAAAGAGCTAGATCGTAATGAGAAGATCATTGATCAGTTGGTTTCGTTGTACGCTGTTAAGTACCTGCCTGACGATATTAAGTCGTTGGCGGAACCTGTCATTCGTAGAGAGGCTAATCGCGGAACCGATAACGGTGTTTCCTTCTTACTTGGTTTACATAGTGACTCAAGAGAACGTGCTCAGAAGCAGTTATTTAAAGATAACCCACACAGTTTCATGAAGGGTTATACCCACGATAACTTCAGTACGAAGCGTTCTATGGTGCGTGTGCCTAAGAATGAGGTTGCGCGTTACGAGAAGATGGGTCTTGAAACGTATGAAGTTGCTGCGAAAGATCCAACAGATCCTTCAACGAGTTCTGAATACGTGTTGATGATTCTTCCTACGGGAGCGAAACCATATACAACAGGTATTGCAGGATTATCAGGTAAACGCGCACGAGGTACGGCTATACACGGTGGCGAGTACGATGTACTTCGTGATCAGGGTATGGTGATGGCCAAGCGTCTGACAGATTCTGTGACGAAGAAGAAGCAGAACCAGATCAACTCTTTGTTCCAACCGAATCCAAACTACACACCTACTCCGTCAAGTAGCTACCTAGTTCCCAATTTGGGAATGGACGGGGAAGCAACGAACTATCGTTACATGATGTCTGAAGACGCTAAAGATGAGGCGTTAGCTCGTAATAACCAAGTAGGTCGTGTATTGGGTGCAATGGACGGTTCAATCTATGACCGTCAAGGTACTGATCTGATTAACAAGCAGCTTGTACGTCTTATGAAAGATGAGTACGACACATCTTATAAGTTGAATCCAGATGCGTATGTGACCTTCAGCCCTAACTCTAACGATCCTCGCATTAAGGAAACATACAATATGCTTCCTGATGAGATGAAGAAAGAGATCAGAAAGGTTTGGGGATCAGCAAGTATTAAGGTACGTGCAGATCAGTTTAATCGGATGTTTGGGTATCGTAAGTACTCGATCTCTAGTATCTGGCACTCCACGCCAGAAGAGCGAATGATCCTAACAGATATACTTGTTCGTGTTACTGAGAGTATGTTTGGCCCATCTGTGGCCCTACGTGTACGTCAAGCAGAGGATGTATGGCAAGAGCTTGTTGCAGTTACTAAGGACATACGGGTTATTAAGAACTTGTTCACTCTATTAGGGAACATTCAAGCTAACTTGTCATTCCTACTCTGGCAGGGCATAACACCAAAACAAATCGTTGATACTCACGTTGAGGCGTTAGAAGGTGTTATCCAGTACCAGACAGATAAGAACGAGCTGTTCAAAGTAGAAGCTCTACTTCGATCAGGTATGATCAACGGTAAGGGAGCAAGAGATCTCTATAACCGTCGTGCTGAGTTGCTTCACTCTATCGATACATCGCCTGTTAAAGACTTGATCGATGCAGGTATGTTGCAAACCATCGTAGAGGACGTATCTCAGGTTGATAGTGAGTTTGATTACCTAACACGCTTTAGCGAGTACTTGAGTGAGAAAACGAGCTTTGTCCCTGATGGTTTGAAGACGGCAGGTAAGACCGTGCTTATGACACACGATACGCCTCTGTATAAAGTACTCCACAGAAGTACGGCACTCTCAGACTTCGTTGCACGTTATAGTCTGTACAAGCAATTGACGGAAGTTGAGAGTATGCCGAAAGCAGAGGCTCTGCATGAGATCTCAGAAGCCTTCGTTAACTACGACGATCTAGCCGGACAGAAGATGGATTATATGAATGATATGGGCATATTCTGGTTTACTCGTTACTACACACGCATACAGAAGGTAATCATACGTACTTGGCGTAAACACCCATTAATGGGTCTTCTATTGCTAATGGCAACGATGGTATTCCCAATGGTGCCTACAATATTGGATTCAAGTTTTGTATCCAACATCAATTGGCCATTTGGTATGGGAGCCTTTGCATTGCCCGGGGCTATAGATGAGATAGCCACTATTAAAGCAGGTACTGCCTTGTTTTAAGAACTAACAAGAAAAGGCCACCCGAAGGTGGCCTTTTCTCTGTTTACTCTTTTGACTCTTCGCGCAGTATAGAAGTAATGATTACTGCTATCACGATGAAGCCAATAATACTTCCTATAACTGGAAGTACGATTGAGGCTGCTATAAAGAGAGCCCCTGTGGTAACTATAATGAAGAGCACTACCAAGAAGGTGATAATGCTCTTTAAAGTTCGGATCATCCGAAGATAGAAGAGCCGGAGTCTTTTTGCTTCTCTGTTTCCGCTACTTGTACCTGTTCGGTGACGGGTTCGTTAACAACAGATGGATTCTCTACAGTTGATAGAGGCTCGATAAGCGCACTATTCGGAGAGATCGATACCTCTGCGACAGTATTAGCTCCGCCCTTACGTGCGTGAGAGAACGTAATCTCTGTTACGTTGCCTGTGATTCCCATCGAGGCAATGTACTTAGTGATAGCAGTTTCAATATCCTGCTGCTTTAAGGTGAGTTGCATTTTGGTTTCCTATTAGTGATGCGCCGTATCGCGCTATTAAAATTGCATCAGACAAAGCTTGTCCTTTGCCCTTTAAATCCAAGTCACGGATTGATGGATACAACTGAACACATCGAGACCGAGCAGCGTCTTTGTCTGTGCCGATCAAGCCTGAGTATTTCTTCCATTTCACCGGAGTGACTAATGTTATGGGTAAATGACTACCTGTGATGATGCCTTCTACAACCCCTGCTGAGTGGCCGAATGAGAATGCCGAAGCAGCCCCCATCTTTACTCCACCATTGGGCATAGCATTGACTTGCTCTAGATAGACGTGGGTGATGTCATCGTATTCTGCAAGCCAAGCGGCTATGTGGGCAGCGTTGACTCGATTCTTCGAACCTACCTTAATGGTGGGCATGAAGATGTAGTCAATCAAACTGAGATCGGTATCATCCAGTAAGGCAAACGATCCAGACAAGCCTGGATCGATGCCTAAGATAGCCATTAGTTAAACAGGCTCGGTACTGGAGCTGCGGCAGCTTTAGCTGCAACAGCGGCAGGAACACCTGCTGTTCCACCAGACTTAGTAGACTTGTCGCGTACTTTGCCTGTGTTCTTACCATCCCATACTGAGAAGAACTCAGCTTCTTCAAGGTCAGAGTTCAGAGTCTCTGCGTAAGTCATCTTATCGGCAGCTCGGAAGAACTTGTCGATTGCGTTCACTTCACGCGTCTCGCCAGATGGTACGTAGTTGCCTGTGGCATCCTTCACGTTCTTGTCCTGAAGTTCTTTAACTACAGCGACGTAGACTTCCTTACCTAGAAGTTCGTCAAAGACTTCTACTTCAGTAGGAACTTCTTTCTTTTGTACCGGATCGTACTTCTTAATCAACTTCTTAGAAGTTGTAAGAGCTAGGATGCCTTGGCCTGTTGTCAACTGAGCCATGTTGTCAGCCAATGTGAAGCCCGGTAGAGGTTTCTTCTCTCCATCCTTCTCATAGTATGTTTTGCAGCCTTTCGCCTTACCTGAGCTGATGTAGATCGTCTCACGTACTTCCTTACCTTCTGTGGTAATGAGATGTACTGTAACACTGGCTGCGCCACCTTTTGACTCACCTTGGTAAGCCATATCGATCTTGGCACCGTAGATGCCTGAATCAAGTAGGAATGAACCACCACCTACGCTATCTTTTTCTTTAGTGGTGTCTGTTGCTTCTAAATGTGCGAATCCCATAAGGATCTCCTTTATGCTTTGTCTGCGCGAATTTGCGCTTGATTGTCTGAGTAAGTACCGGAGTTATATCGAACGCCTAACTTACGGATGTTTTGGGAGAGAGTTTCTTCCCGTGTGATGCTTAGATTCTGTCGTAAACCTTCTGTAAAGAACTCAATATCCCCAAGCTCCTCTACAATGTTTTCCATATCGAGGGGTTCTTCGTCTAAGATATTGGAAAGTACAGCTTCCATTACTTCACCTGCTTCCCCAAGAATCCCTACCGCCATGTGCAGCATGTCTGCTTGGTCTGCTGATACATCGGCTTTGGAAAATTCCCGAAACAGGTCTAGGTCTATTTCACTTCCCATATCCTTGTTGTAGATGGCTTGTTTCTTAACGACATCTAACTCTTGGGATATGTTCTTGGTGTAGTGAGCCCAGACCAGTAGAAGTGTTTTATTCTCTACAGAATCCTTGAAGTCTTGGGCAATCTCTTGCCCAGACTTCTTTAGATTTTTAACCAACTCTGCATGAGTGATTGGTTTTACTTCTTCAACCATCATGCAACAGCCTTAGTCCCGTAGAACTCCTGAATACGATTGAAGACCTGCTCCAAGTCGTTATCAATGTAGAGTTCGCTACGTTTCCATAGACCGTTTGTTGAACGGCTCTTAATGCCTCGTAAATCTCCACTAGGGCGAGTTACGAATACGCATTTCTCACCGTCTTCACGTTCTTCATCTGTGATGTGTAGAAGGTCATTTTCATGTCCCTCTAGTTCACTGATTGCAACTCGACGAGTTGTTAGAATGTTTGTGAAGTCAGCCTCTGCACCGATCTTGCCTACTGAGCCCTTGATAGGTACTCGGTATTCCATTTGGTGCGTCTTCTCATTGAGGAAAGAATCCTCGTGAGCGAGAATGGCGTAGTTCTTAGAGCCAGATTTAATGGCGTGGATTAGCGAACGGTAGAAGTCACCGTAGTCACCCCATGCCTGTTGGGTATTCACGGCAGTCTTAACGTATTGACGTTCATACATAGACATCAACAAGGTGATGGTGTCTAGAACGGCTCCAGTAACCCCAGGCTCCTGCTCTATTTGGTTTACGAACTCAATAACACTTAGAGCGTCAGCGATCTCTACACTCTTTGCGAACTTATCAAGGAATGGAATTTCCTTTAAGTCTGCGTTGAGGTAGACCATCTGTTCTTGGTTACTCAGGTTCTGTAGTGCGGTGGACTTACCCGTATTGGGCGGCCCCATGATTAAAACAACATTCTTATTTGTTGCCATGTTATATCTCCTATTTATTCGCAAGAGGGTGCGGAGCACCCACCTGTTAGTTAAGGACGTGCTGCAATAGCACGAGTGACTGAAACCAAGATGGTTTGTACGATCTCTGCTTGATCCAAAGGCTCTGGCAACTTCTCATTAAGGTCGAAGATCCGGCTCTTGATGGTCTGCATGTCATAGTTTGAATCCACTAAGATCATTCCGTAGCGCAACAACATGTTGTTACGATTACCGTCTGTCTTAGAGAGTACCCATCGTTCTAGGTTATCTAGTGATGCGTGATCGTTAACGAAAGAACGTCTTTCGTCGTTCTTCTTGGTTTTTGGTATGAACGGTAGAACGTCCAATTGATCCCCATCCGTGTATTCATAGTGACCGTTATTGGTAAACCACATACGGTTACGCTGACCTACTACTTCATCTACTTCGAAAGGAAGCCACTCAAAGATGTTGCGAGAGAACTCTTTGAAGTCATCATCATCTAATTTGAGTACGTAGTTAGTAGGGAACACGATACGGAATCTGTCGTTCTTAGCTGGGTCGTTCGAGCGGGTTGTGTAGTACATAGCCTTGTAGTCCTTAAGGAGCAACTTAGCTGTGTCCAAGTTAATACCGCCGTCTACATCAATCACAACCATATTGAAGCCTGGGATGGCATTCTCGTCACGTCTGTGACCATCTTTCAGATGGTGATTCACCCATTGCATACCATTCAATTGCGTTAGTTTGTGTAGATCTTCAAACTTCGCAAAGTCGTTCTTGTAGCCAACGGCAGGATCATTACTGTAAGACAGAATCATCTTCGATAGATCTGTTTCCTCCAGTGACTCTCCTCGTAAGAACTCGATACCGTCTGTGACAGACCGCTTAATAATGATGTTGTTCTTGTATCCCCATGAGATAGCAAGCTGCATCATGTCCTTACGTAAGTTGTTTGCCTTCGGAAAGAAAGGTAATTCTTCTACAAGGTCAGCCTCAGTGATTTCCTCTTTTAAGGCTGCAATATGCTTGGCCAGTTTCATGTAATGGCTTTCACGCTTCAGGATACGCTTAAGTGCGTCCCCAGAGTCTTCGGCCATACGGATAGCTGCTTCGAACTGAGCTGTTGTGATCTCTGGTGTCCCATCAATGAAGGCGTAAGCTCCTGCGAGCTTTAGAGCCTTATAATGCCGAGCACCCATCTCATTCCGTAATATGTCTTCGTGTGCCTGAAACTCTGAAGCTCTACGCATACAATCCAGTTTGTATTGGACGTATAGGCGTTTTGATTCATCGGGCATTAAGATCACTTGATCGAAGTTGATAGGATCAGCTAGACGTGCAAACTGATCACTAAAGTCTGCGAAGGTTGTAGAGGTTGTTACCATCTCCAACTCTTTCATGGCTTCTTCTAGTGTCGGTATTGCAGGGGTCGTATTGATGTTGATATACCCAAAGAAAGAACGACGGGCATGTCCTATCTCTAGAACTGATCGGAACTCAGTCTCTGTTTGTGAACCATCTAATAGCTTATTTGGCGCACTGAAGAGCATCATGTTTGCAGGTGTTTGGCCTGTTAACTGAGGGCGACGTGCGTTCTCTTTGGTGTTCTTAACCAGAGAATCCTTTGCCTTCCCATCATAGAGTTCCAAGAAAGAATCCAACATATCTTTGGACTTAGTGAAGTTCTGACCTGCTTCATCCATCACGAGGTTCAATGCTCCAGCTTTCGCCATCAAGAGCTTGTGACGCATCTGCATCAAACCTTGCGATGTACCTGAGCTAAACGTAAAGAGGTATGGGCCTGTTTGTCCAAACTCTCCTTTAATGACTTCTAACTCATGGTCAGGATCACTTGCGTTACGAGCAGCTCGTGTTTGTGAGAGCTTTACAAAGTTCTCTTGAGCTATCAGAGGAAATGATTCAGTCACGAATCGGTCTTGGAACTGGTTGAGTACTTCAGATTCCATCGCATCCATTGATACAGTCTTACCGTAACCTGAAGGGGCTAGGTTAATACCGTAGAAACAGACAGGGACTTTCTTTCCTTCTGGGGAACGTACTAGAGTACGCATGGAAGATGCAGCTACTGAGAAATAGTAGGCTGCCATTAAACGGAAGAATGAGGTGTCATCCCGATTCATCCTCGCTCGTAGCTCCCCTGCAATCGATTCCGTCGCAGGGTGATGCTCAAGCGCATCATAATCAATCATTGTAAGTCTCCTTATGTTTTTAAAGAACCGTCAGCTAAGTAAGTATCCTTCTGCGTACACAGCGGATAAGCAGGACAGTATTTACAAGCCTTCACTTCACCTTTTGCTTCGACAACAATGCCCTTCCCTTTTTCAGCGAGGTGCTGATAAGCGGCTTGCTTTGATGTGAATTTCTTTTGGCAGTTTTTATTTTCTGGCTTGCTGTACCACTTCCATTGGGGCTGTGTTCGCCAGAGATCGTCATCAGAACAGAACGGCAAATCCTTTTCAGGAGAATCTGCATACCGCTGTAATTCTGCGATTTTCGCTTTTACGAACTGATCAGTCTCTTCAACAGACATCAGTGGGATGAGCTTAGAGGGGGTAGGTACTAAGGGGTAGTTCGGGTCACTGTATGCTTTTGATGCTGCCCAATCCTTTAGATAGAACAGGATGTGCATGTCATCTTCAGTGACTAAATCTGGGTTAAGCCATCGATAGATAGACCCTTGGTACATGTAGTCTTTATCGTTGACTCCATTCAGATAGACGTAAGTTGATGTGGTTTTAACATCTTCTAAACGGCCATCATGAACCACGTCAAACTTGCCTGATACTTTCATGCCACCTACTTCCTTGTAAGCACGTTGCTCAAGGTAGATAGGTACATCGTCAGGGCCGAGTGATCCCGGAACTGGATTAACAACTACCCGGTCAATGTAATGCTGTGGGTAGCCCAGAGCTTTCAAAGCAGGTGTTGGATCGTTCACCCATGAGCGTTCAATCGCATCATGTATTGCAGTCCCGATACGGGAAGCGGTGAGGTCTTTAATGTCCGTGACATTAAGTTGTTCTGGAACACGTCCTGCCAGAATAAGCTTTCTGGTTGATTTCAGGAGGGATGTTGCAGAGATTGTATCGTCTTCTTTGTCATACGTATCTGTGGCAAGAAAGACAGCCATAGTAAGCGGTATGTTCATGCTGTTTGAGTATTGAACAGACATAGATACTCCTATAAGTAATAGAGGTTAAACGGTGTTGTTAGAGGGGGTCTTCAGGTATATACAGGAGGGCTAATTTCTGCTAAAATCAATCCCATGAAATAACATCATTCTTCATATTATTCACCAAACGGTAGGGACTACCGCTGTTATATGAATATATATGTATATATAAATAGGGGTAATTAGCTACGCTAATTACCCCTTTATTATATTATTTATAATACTAATACTTACCTAAATAGTATTAAGCACTACAAGCCAAACATTCATCATTGATCACTACTCCAGAACGGCTATAGATATAATACAGAGCTGTGATCTGCGGATCTAAGAATGCCTTACTGTGTAATCGAGCAATCCGCTCCTCATCTCCATCTTCGCTAACGAAGAAGTTCAGAGACTGTCCCTGACATAAGAAACGCTGACGAGTTGATGCTAATCGTAAGATGGCTTCTTGATCTACTTCAAAGGCTGTACGGAATACCGCCTTCTCGTGCTCTGTGAGCCATTCTAAGTGTTGAACTGAACCGATGTGTTGGTTTATGTCTTTAATCAGCTCTTCGGAGTATTTACCGCGCTCCTTGGCGAGCTTATAGAACTCTCGGGAGATACGTTTCATGCCTCCGGCTGCTGATCCAATTTCAAATACCATTCCTGGATCTGGGAATACGGATTCAGATACGCCACCCATGAGTAGAGCTGTACTCTTTGTAGGAGCAATGGCTGTACGGTGTGTGTTACGTACTCCGTAACCTTTACACCATTCAGGTTCACCGTGAATCTTGGCAAGCATCTCACTTGCTTTAAGACTGTCATCATGTAGCTTACGCATGATCTGGATATTCAGTTGGTGCGCTTCGAAACCATCAAAGGCATACATGTGTTTTTGGAATAAGGTAGATAACCCCATTACTCCCAAACCAATTGCACGGCCTTTTTCCGTAAAGCGAACTGCTTTCTCTAGCCCTCCTACTCCTTTGGCTTGTTCTAGGAACTCGCTGACGACGCAATCGAGAAACACAGTTGCTGTAATAACGGCATCGGTGTCTTTCCATTCATCGTAGGTTTCTAGGTTCATTGAACTGAGTACGCAGGTGTAGCTGTACTCTTCTGAACTATGTAACAAGATCTCTGTACAGAGATTACTCGCCTTAACGTCTAAGACATGTTCCTTATACATCTCTGGACGTAATGCGTTCGCCTTGTCAGGGAAGAAAAAGTAACCACGTCCTGTTACCAGTTTTACATGGAGAGCTTTCTTGAAACGTTCGTTGGCTTCCTGATCTCCTGAACGTAAACGATCAATGAAGTCTGTGGAGATGTTCCAACCAATGTTCAGACCATCAGGTTCTGATTCGAGTAAGCCAAGTAGCTCCTCGAAGTCTCCATGATCTATGGGTAAGTAAGAGGCAATTGAACCTCGGCGTTGAGATCCTTGAGAAACATTTGCAGCCATTGTTGCAAAGTCTTTGATAACAGGCACAACACCTGAAGCTTTACCTCCTACTGAGATGTCAGACCCTCTGGGTCTGACATCACCGAAGTATGCAGAACATCCGAAGGCATTCTTAGAAAGAATTGCAGACTCACGCAAGTTTGCATAAAAACTATCAATAGCATCTGCGATGTACTGTCCTGAACATGATACTGGCATACCTCTGGTAGTACCGATGTTTGCAAGGACAGGTGATGCGGGACTGAACCACCCTTTCCACATAATGTCGAAGAACTTTGCCTCCCACTTCTGTGGATCTGGCATGTGCCGAGCTAGGGTTTTTGCGATGGTTGAGTGACGGCCAAATAAACCGTCCTCCCCTTTTACAGCGTACTTTGCTGTAAACATTTGGTAAGCCTGAGTGGTGTACCACTCAGGATATATACCAGCTTTCTGTCCAGCTTTACGTTCATTGGATAACTGTTCAAAACTAAGACTCATCTGTTACCTCCTCGATGGGTAAGTCTGGGTTGTACTTTCGGACTTCATGGTAAAAGTAAGCGAAAGGTTTCGATTTATAAGGCCACGAATGGCCTTCCTTTAAGTCAAGGTATATGCGCTCTGTACCTTCTTGAGTGTCCTCAAGATACATGTTCTCGTTCTCGTCCCATCGCTCAAAACCAATTACTACGCCATCTCCAAATGGTGTATTCAGGGTTTGACCTTTTACGATCTTAGCCAGTTTGGTTTTCATACGGCCTCCGCTTGGAAAGCTAATGCGTCCTTGTTCCAGTTACGAACGTATTGGATTTGATTGTTCGCAAAGAAGTCTGCGAACTTGTAAGTAGAGAGTGCGTCATAGAACCAGTTAGAAACTGTGCCCTCCTCGTCACCGAAGAGTGCAGGACAGTTAAGACCTTGAAGAACTACGTCAATTCGATTACGTACAAAATGCAAGATCTCATCTTTAGTGATTGTACGGATCTCGCCTTTATCAAAGAGCATGTCA